AAAAATGTAATATATATATATATATTTATATGAATTTTTTAGAAGCAATAGTAGAGATAAAAAATGTAGTAGAACCTTCTTTTAGTAAAAAAATAATTAATCTTATAGATCATAAGGCTAAAAATAATTTAGGTATTTTCGATTCGGTCAATACATCTATAAGAAAAGTAAATGGCTATCACTTAAATCTAGACACTCCCACCAACATGTTTTATTGGAATTTTATTAAAAAAGAAATAGAACGATTATATGTTTTTTATAAAGTTAAATTTCCTATGATAAATAATCTTAAAATAAATCAAATAGATTTATTAAAATATTATGTGGGAGATAAATACGAAGTTCACAGTGATTACCATACTTATTCTCCAAGATCATTAAGTGTTATCATTAATTTAAACAAAGACTATGAAGGCGGAGATTTAATTTTCACTGATCAAAAAAAACAAGAAATTAAAAAAATAGAACTCACGGAGAGATCAATTGTATTTTTCCCAAGTAATTTTATGTACCCCCATAGCGTTAAACCTATAACAAAAGGAACTAGATATAGTATAGCAGCATGGCTTCAGTAAAACATAAATTAATAAAAAATTTTTTTTTAAAAGATGAGTTAAGTATTATTCAAAAATACTGTAATAATAAATTAGATCAAAGCAAAGATTATTATATTGACGAGCAATCTTTTTCACCAGCTTGGTATAATGATTCTTTAATAGATGTTTTTTTAAATAAAAAACTAGACCTTATAGAACATGAATCTAACTTAAAAATTTTTCCAACTTATGCCTATTGGAGATATTATGTGTTTGGAGCTACTTTAAAAAAACATACAGATAGACCAGCTTGTGAAATAAGTGTAACCGCTTGTATAAAAAAATATGATGATTGGTCTATTTTTATAAAAGATGAAGAATTTAATATAGAAGAAGGTGATGCTGTTTTATATGCTGGACACGAAGTTGAGCATTGGCGTCCTGGTGTTTACAAAGGTGAAGGACTATCTCAAGTTTTTTTACATTATGTAAATCAAGATGGAGACTATACTGAGCACGCATATGATAATTTTTTAAAAACAACAGGTAAAAAAGAATAGCGTAGTATTTAATATAATGCCAAAATCTAAAGGTCTATTGTAATGCTTCAAGTAGTAGATAATTTTTTTACAAAGAAGATGCATGAAAAAATAAAAATATTTTGTAAACAAGGATTACATTTTGCACCATCATTTACTAAAAACAAAAGCTATTTTGGTTTGAGATCAAATATGAAAACAGATTTAAGTAAACATTTTATAGATATTGCAAAATATAAATTTAAAATTAATATAACTAAAGTACATAAAGAAAGTGGAATAGATATTAGAGATTTGAATAATTTTATACCTCATGTAGATCCACATTCATCTTTAAATTTATTTGTAATGATACAAGGTGATAAAGCTGCAAACAACGGAATTGTATTTTACGATGAAAAGGAAATAGATATGCATATTGGTTTTAGAGAAAATCGAGCTGTTTTATTTTCAAGTAATGTGCTTCACAGTCCTAATATTTATCCGAAAAAAAATATAAAAAGAATTACTTCAACTTTATTTATTACAGAGTATAATTTTATTTAATTATCTATCATAAAATATTCCATAAGAAGTTAGGAACCTTGGGGTAAGGCCTACAACAGAATGAAAAACACCTCTTTTAATATATATCATGTCGTTTGGTTTCATATCAAAAACATAACTGAATTCTCCTGTTACAATATTAACGATAGCCTCACCTTGTTGTAAATGGAGTACAGTTGATTCTACATCCTTATGTAATTTAAAACCACCAACACTATTTAAGTAAGATCCGTACATATCAGTTTCATGGTGTTGACCAGGAAACAATTTTTTTAAGGTAGATTCAATTGGTTGTAATTTTTTTACTTTAATTTTTTTTGCTTGATAATTAATTGTGTTGTTGTAATTAGGTTTGTAGTTTTCTCTTTCTAAGTGCATCATTAACTCACCGTTGATCATATTTTTATTTACTATGTCAATTATTTCTTGCCAACTTAAAATAATATTGAAATCATGTTTTACTCTTACACAAGGCATATGACACTCATTTAAATTTTTTAAATCAAAAGTAATTTTTTGGTAACTTCTATCTACAATCATAAATTTTTTAAATTAAAGGCATAACATATTCTTTTTTGATTCATATTCTCTGGTAAAACATAATGAATTAAATCACTAGGAAACAATAAATATTCAAATAATTTTGGTTCAACCTTAAAGTAATCATTATCTTTAGCAAAATGTAAATTGTTATTCTCATGAGATAAATAAAATACTCCAGAAGTTCTTACATTTTGTCCACCATGGGAATGAGGAAAGTTATAAGATTTATTACCTAAAACATTTAACCAAGAATTTACAATATGTAAATTATAAATGTTATTAAAATAATTATTCAATTTTGTATCTAATTCGTTCTTACCATCAAAATTTTGATGAAACTGAAAACCATTAACACAAGAAATATTATTTTCCTCTACATATTCTTTATCAACAAAAGAAAGTATTTTTTTATGAAGCTCAATAGGTATAGGTAATTTACCGTGAGTGACACGTGTAACAAAAATATTATAAGATTTAATCATTGTAAGGCGCTAACATCCAAGATGTAAAAATATATTTTTCTCCTTTTAGGGGTGGGTTGCCCCTATGTAGGTATGGAAAAGTTGCTGGAAATATAACAATTCTATTCTTTTTTGGTTTTACCCTTACACTTTGATGCAAAAATTCTGTTTCCCCACCTTCTTCAACATCATTCAAATAAATAATATAAGACAATACTCTATTAGAATCTGTAAAGCCAGCTGTATGTTCTATATGCCAAACGTGATAACCTTCACTAGGGAGAGTTTTTTGAATTTTAAAATTAGTATAACCAAAATCTTTTTTATCATAAGCATCTTTAACACCTGTGTTTTTTTCATAATGTTTCAAAGCTATATCAAAATTAAAAATTAAAGGTTTTAAAGTATCTGACCAAACTTCAACATTATGTGGCTCTGCAAAAAATTGTGCATCTTTTTTAAAAACACCATCAGCATTTTCTGAAGCAACTCTAGTCATTGTTTGATTGAATTTTTGTTTGTCATTAAAAAATTTTATTGCCTGTTCACAATCCTGATTACTTATAAAATTATCATAGATTCCAATAAAATTTTTTAAAGATATATTTCTTTTTATCATTATTTATCAATCACTATATTGCAAGTTAGTCTTAACCAATTATATGTAGCAGAAATAGGTTCTTCTCCAGTATGAAATTCTTTTGAGTCAAAAACTATTGCACTTCCAGGTTCAAATGTAAATTCTTTGCCGTCTACATAAAAAGAACCTCTCCATCCTGTCTTCCAAACAGGAGTTAAAAACAATAATATAGTTTGTGAATTTTCAGAACCATCATTATGTAACCAATGATTATTCGCTCCATTATAACTAATGTTAAACCACATTCTATTAAGTTTCGAATACAAGCCTATTTTTTTATCTTCTAATAATTTTTTTAATCTAAATATTAAAGATTGGCCATAAAGATACAAAGCAGAATTATAAATATTGCCTTGATTACATTTGACTATTAGTTGTGGACAATTACTAAAATTTTTATTTGTTTGATTAGTTAAATTTTCTGGTTTTCCTAATATTATCCAACCATTAGATTTAAGAACATGCTCATATAGAAAAAATAATTCATCTTCGGACAATAAATTTTCTATTTTAATTTTTTGCATAAATTAGAATTATTATGCTATTTATATAAAAAGTCTAGTAAGAACTGTATGAAATAGGTCTTGGACCTAATCTAGTTATTTTTTCTGCGTCTGTTTCTGTGTGAGTTAAATTACCCTGATCGTCATAGGTATCACCATTGTTATTATCCCAATCAGATTGTAACTTATTCAAATGAAAAGCATCCCATTTATCAATAAATTGAGTTCTAAAATCTCCTAGATTAGCATTATTCCATGTTGCATGTGGTGTGTCATCTCTGTATTCAACAGTATCATTATAATCTAAATTATCATCTTTATATTGAATAGCCCATATATTAGACCATTTAGAATCATTCCAAAAACTATCATCGTCTATATTATATGCTAATGAAGTAGTAGATTGATCATTAATTGTCAAATTATGATTTATTATAATTTTATCTTCAAATACTACTGTCCAATTTGCGTTTGTTGCCATTTTTCTCCTAAGTTTTGATAATATATAAAGTTGTTACATAAGGTTGTAAAACCGAGTTTGCAGAGCCTGTAAAGTTACTACTTCCAGAGCCAGAAAAGTTTGCACTCATATTATGTGAGTGTCCTCCACCTGATCCAGCATTATTAGTATTATAAAAAGCAACGTTTTGATATCCATCTCTTGTAGGAGCATATGCACCACCAAAAAAAGCATTTACATAATAAAATTGGTGATCGTGTGAAGCAAGTTGTGACTCTGACAAAGTTGCGTTAGCTGTTGATCCGCCAACGTTTCCAGTTACGGTAGTAGACACACTACCAGAGTTAGCAACAGTATTTGCTCCACCAGTTGATGCT